GATACTCTTTCTTCTGTTTGAGGTGTACTAATAAACTCTTTAATACCTAAGCCACCGCCTGGATCTGTAACTATTTTAACTAGTCCAGCTTCTAGTGTGGTTCCACTAGCAGTATTTAACCTCCAATTATATATCCCGTTTTTGTGGGCATCGCCAAACCCAATTGGGAATGTAACTTCTAATGTAGAGTACCTTGCATTAGTTTTAATAATAGTTGCTGCCATTGGCATAGCCTCATGTGAGTACTGTGATATTAATATAAAATTATACGCACTTGGCACTAAACTCAAGTTAGGTATATTTACTGTAAATTGCTGTGCTAATTGTGTTTCTGGTACTAATATTGTCATAAACTGATGTTATATTTAGCTTTATATATATAAATATAAAAACATCGAAGATTGACATGGAAACTAAAAAGATAAAGTTTGGCGATTATACTAACGATAAGTGGCATACTCTCAATGGATTAAAGTCTGTAGAATCATTAATAGACATAATTAAAGAACTAGACTGGGATGGTTTTAATTTATACGCAGTAGGTAGTATTCTAAGCGATGTAGATACTCATGATTTTGATCTAATTATTACAGGTCCTATTATACCTGCTAAGATTAATTACTTATTAGAAGAGATAGTAGAAATTGGATTCGATTGTCAAATATACTGTGATGTGAAATACAGTGTCTCAGGCGATCTATTTAATCCAGAAGTAGATACTATCAAAACAATTAGATATGCTCACTACAAGCCTCTAATGACTATTGACGGACATCCATACTACTTTGCTAAACCTGCCCATGGCTTATACCTATCAGATCGTAACTACCCTATGGCTAAGACTCTTAATTATATGGCCGATGAAGGTAGAGTCTATAAGGCACCACACCAGCTTATATAAAAAAGGACCACATTTCTGTAGTCCTTCCTTAACTTATTTATGTTTAGATTACGCTTCTACTATAGAAGAATTAACTGTAAACATTGGGCTAGCTTCTAGTCCACCGATAACTATTTCATATCCGTTTCTATCCGCGTAAGCAGTTCCTGAAGTTGCAGAAGCTGATACTAAGAAAGCACCTTTTTCTACACCTATTGACCAGTACACACCATTACCATCTTTAGCAACAACTACCATTGTAGTAGCTTGAGCAAGAAGTAATAATTGATCTCTTTTTGCTGCGTCCATCTTATTGAAGACTGCAGTCAATTGTTGATCAAAGTATAATGTACCATTCTCTTGAGAAACTGTTGTTGTTTCTGTTACAGAACTTACTTGACGAGGAGTTTCGAATTTGAAAAAATCACCAGGAACCATAGCAGAACCACCTACAGTAATAGCGGTAATGTTACCTGCTGATTCTGTGATTGATTGAACAGGTCCGTTTCCGATAAAGATAGCTTCAATTCCACCAGTGGAATCGTTACATAAATCTAGAAAGCCTGCTGTGATTGCTGAACAACTCATATTATATTGATTTTTTTAATTAGTTAAATAAGAGGGAACCTATATGATTCCCTCTATAGTTTGTTTGGCTTATGCCATATCATTGGTAGCGAACAAGTTCACTTCACCAATTCCAACTCCAAGTCTCCAAGCAGCTCTAAACTTCATTACATCTGATGCTTCATCATAGAAGAATCTGAATGAATCTAACTCATCAGTAAGACCAGTTGCAGCGATGATCATTTTACCAGGACCAGCCATTTTGTAATCCGATCCAACAAGACCAGAAGACTTAACAACTGTTACATTAGTACCAGGTAAGATTAAGATATCGTTTCCTTCAACTGAGTTAAAGTGGTATAAGTTCTGTGCTACTAAAGCTCTAACTAAAGCTCTGTAAGCATCAGGAGATACTACCATGATTAAATCGTCTCTGTCTTTTACAGACTCGTCGATTGCATCATATAAATCTAATGCTTGAGAAAAAGCGTTAGCCGCAGTCCATGCTGCAGGAGTTCCAGCTTGTAAGTTTGCTCCGTTTGCAGAAGTAACTTGTGCTTTAATTCCAGTTCCAGTACCAGCAGCGCCAGCACCATTGATTAAGTAACCTTCGTTATACTTTCTCAATTTGTCAGAATAAGATTCAGAGATTACATTCTCGAAAGGAATGAAATCGTTACCTGTACCTGCATTCATAAATGCTGATTGGTATACTGATCTTAAGTCTTCAACACACATTTGTGTTTTAGATTGTAAAGAATCGATTGTTACATTTACTTGTGTGTAAGTTACTTCACCGTCAGAAGTCCATCCACAAGATAGAGCAGATACTGGCAATGCAGCGTCTACTAAGTTAATTGCAACAGTACCTGAAGTGAATCCTGATCTAAGATCAACGAAGTCAAGTAGGTCTGTTTTTAAAACTACCTTTGAGATTAAGTCTAAAGATAGTTGGTCTGTATAAGCAGGCAATGCTGCTACGTCAAATCCAAATGCCATAATTGTTTGTTTTTATTTTTGTTAAAATTAGTTTTTGCGGATAGCTCTTAAAGCGTCCATTCTGTTTGCCAAAGCTTCATCCTTCTTTATTTTGTTTTCAGAGAAGGTATTTCTGATTGGCGTTGCTGCAGGTTCGTCTGCGATTTTGTTAAAACGAGCTTTAAGTGCCGTTACTTCTTCTGTTAATGCTGCGATCTCTTCAGTGAAAGGTGCGATCATCTCAGCAATACCTGTTAACAACTCTTCAGTTGCAGGTAACGATGCTTCAGATACTGGTGCTTCAACTACTACTTCGTCAAGTTCTTCTTCAACAACTTCTTCTGTAATAGAATCTTCTCCAGCTTCTGAGATATCCATAATTTCACCATTAGGACCAACTCCGATTAACAATCCGTCTGTAGTTTCATGTATTCCTTCAGGTGCATAAGGAGACTCTTCGCCTTCTTCAGTTCTAATAAGTAAGATTGCTCCTACTACTAATTCACCGTCAGTATATACAACTGTTCCATCAATTAATTCTGCTTCCGCAAATTTAGCTTCAGTCACAACTTCAGTGTCAGCTGCGAGCATTACTCGTAACTTTTTAACCATGTCGTTTACTGTCATAATATAGTGTTTTTTTAATTCAATCTGGTACTTTACCAGACAATATTAAATATAGAAAGGTATGGTATTGACAAAACAGCACTGTGCGCATTGGTTTATATAGACTAAACAACTATTATGAAAACTTTATTATTACAAGTAAACATTAAACCAGATGGTTTTAAAGAAGTAGACCATCGTAAACCTAACACATTCGATTGGTGTGGTGAACTATACTCTCATTCTAATCAAAATTGTAAAGAATGGGCTAAAAGAATGGGTTGTGACTATTATTTAATAGAAGATATGAGTCACTTTCCTGATTTACACCCTGCTTTTCATAGATTTGCAGTCTTCTTAGATAAATTTAAAGAGTATGATCAATTCATTTATTGTGATTCTGATTGGATTCCACATGAAATGACACCTGACATTAGTAAGTGGGCAGCCGAAAGACCTGAAAGATTCTTCGCTCGTTCAGAAAATGGGTTAAAGGGATATGAGGAAGTGAGGTACCGTCCATTCAATAGTGGCTTCTTTGTAATTAAGAGACCTCTAATAGAAGAACTATCAGGGGTGTACTTAGAGACATGCTTGCGCCACACTAATAGTTCATTTAAGGATCAGAATGCATGGAACGAGATGATCTCTAAACACTATCCAGCTTACTGTCACCTTAGTCTCCACTGGAATGGTATCTTTGCACAAGTTAAACCACTATTTGCAGTACACTATGTAATGATTAGAAAGGAATTGTACACTGAGCGTGGTCTTAATAAGTGGTTTGAAGGGAAGAAGGAGAGAATGAAGGGATTGAACGAACGAGAGATCGAACGTTTACATACTGAGGATGAGCTAGTTATAGATTATTCAAAACTTTTTTGAAAATAGTTGCTCAAATATTTTTTTATGTCAATTATTTTTTGTATATTGGTAGTATAATAATAATCAAAACAACAATTATGAACAATTTAGAAAAAATCAAAGAAGCTATCAAATTAACTAACTTAGTTATCGAAGAGAGAGAAGAACTTATGCCAGAAGATTTAACAGGTGTAACTAAATCTCTTAAGAAACAAGTTAAAGAATTAGAGTGTATGTTAACAACTTTAGTAAATATAGGCTAATTGTTAATAACTTTTAGAAAATAGTTGCTTAAATATTTTTTTATGTCAACGGAATTGTGTATATTAGTAGTATAATAATTAATCAATCAAATAAAACTATGAAAAAATTAACATTAAAATTAAAAAGTTATCAAGAGCTTCAAGCTAGTGTTGTCGAGTTTATCGAATCGCTAGAACCACACGCAAAGATGTACAGCGAAGAATTGTACCTCGACTTAGTAGATCTTAAGAATGACGTATGGTCAGAT